TAAACGAGTTTCACTTATAAACTGTCCGTAGACACTGTAGAGGTCTTCGTTGTCTTCGTTGGTGAAGTTCTTTAGCTTTAGTCCAGAGATACTCGTAGGGACATCAGAGACGCTCTTGAAGCTCATAGCGTCCTCTAGGAGGATGTCATCAATAGCTTCACGTTCTGGTACTTTCTTACCAGCAAATGGTATAAGGTAACTGGCTAGGGAAGGTTCCTCTTTAATCTTAGGCTCACCTAGAAGTGTTAAGCGGTAGTTACCCGTTTCGTGTCCTAGGGATGCACTCAAAGTAGTATCAAAGAACTCACCAGCAGTAGTATCGGTAACAAACTCTTCATCGAACTTGTTAAAGTTGCGTACTTCAGCGGGAACAGGAATAAGAGAGCGAACAATACCCATTGTGCCGCGTTCTTGTGTCTCAGGATTGGGAGACATAATCTGTGTCATGTAGCGAACGCCTGTAGCAAACGGGGAGTCAGTAGCTATCGACTTGGTTACTGACGTAAGGAACTGTGTCATTGTTTGATCTTCTGTAAGACCTCCAGCCTCCTCAGCAGCTTGGCGACGCGCGTAGTCAGCACCAAGAGCAAAGACACCCTTGAGTGGCTCAAAGTATTTAAAGTCATACTCAGACCCTCCCATGACGATCTTCCAGCTATTAGGAGCACCTTGTACCTTCGCGGTAGCCATCTTCTGTTCCTCGGTCATCCAAGAGTCAGTACCAGCAACCTGTCCGTTCTTAGCCATCTCATAGCCAAGGAAGAACAGCCCAGCGCCCACTCCGAGCTTCCCTAGGTCTTCGTAGTCTTTTTGCATCTTGAGGTCTTTAACGTCAGCCAGAGAGTTCTCTAGTTCTGCTAGTTTCTTCCCAGCCTTATCCACAACGTCAGCCTCTTCAGACTTTAGAAGAGCCTTCTGCTCTTTGATGTCCATCTCTAGGTTTGAGATCTTTTTGTTATATTTACCAAAGGTAGCAACACTTCCCATCTTGGCTTCAGCTTTGCGAGCAACCCCACCAGCTATGTTCTTTCCAACATTAATAGGAGAAGCAATGTAAGAAAGATTAGCACTCAAGGCACGCATAGGAACACCGATGAACACAAAGAGAGTCCTAGCAAGGAGTCCTGCTTCATCCATGTTACCTGATGTTTTAACGAGGGCTGAAATAAGACCGTCTGTAAGATCCTTACGGATGTCCTTCGGGTCTAAATCCATAGCACGGAAGTGATCACGACGAGCAGTGTTAAAGATGTCAGCATACTCAGGATCATACTTAGCTTGCAGACCACCACGAGAACGATCAAAGGCCGCCTCCATGTATTCCTCAGAGGACTTCCAGACGCTATCCGCTCCTTCATCAATAGCGTTCTTGATGCCTTTAGCACGAGCAGCACGCATCGAGTGAGCAATCAAAGAGATTTCCTCAAGACCACCAATGAGCGATATACCATAATCAAAGAAGAACGCAGGAACTTGTGCTGGTTTACTGTTAAGGATGGTAGCTTTGGCTTTAAGGTATTTACGAGCTAACTCTGACTTAGCCTCTACAACGTCTTGGCGGCGCTGAGCTTGCTTGATGCGTCTCTTAACTCTGTGGTTAGGCTCAGAGGCTTCCGCTAGTTGATCTTTGATGTAGGCATTACGATCACGATACAGGAAGTTACTATCACCTTTGTTTAAGATGGTATCCTTAGAGGAACGTAGAGTGTCCCCTAGGTGCTTTGTAATCATCCGAACATACTCATAGGTTCCTGAGATGTCCGCTGCGGCGTATTGAACACGACGAGATACAGATACATTTTTTAGCTTTGCAGCCTTAACGATGTTGTATGGAGTGTTAATGATAGGACGTACTACCGACATAAAGGTAGCCGAAGGAACACCCACGAAAGCCGTCTTAGCTTGGTTAAGCATCTGAGTAAGACGTAGTGTAAAGTAACCGTCAATGGCTTGCTGAAAGACGCCTACACGCTCTCCTGTGAAAGTCTTGGCCACTTGGTCAGCAATAGCGTCTAATTTCTCCTCTTTAGATAGCTTAGGAGCACCTTCAGCTTTCTTCTTAGCATCCCCAGCAACCTTCTTAGCAACCTTAGTATCAATCGCTACGTCCTCGTCTACGAGCTTCTGTAGCATTCCTTTGAGAACGATAAGGTCTTCTGTGCGCTTGTTCCCAGCAGCAGTGATACCAGCAGCGTAATCCGTAGTGCCATTGTCTTGGGCTTGACGGGTGTTCGCTTGTAGCTCGGAGCCTTGCGCGTAATCCTTCTTGGAGATAGCACGGTCAAACTCTGTGTATTTATCAATGCGCCCTAGGATTTTCTTAGCAGTCTCTATGTCTTTATTCTTGAGGAGGTCGTTGATGTCTCCAAAGAACTCCTGAGCAACTACTCGGAAGTGAGATTTAACCTTGCGAGTAACACGAGCTCCTTTACCACCTGTGCGGTCGCCTGTGAGGATGTCGTTAATGGCCGCTATAGAAGCATCAATAGGGTCAACTTCGGGTGCTACTTCAGGAGTAGGGGTAGCCTCTGGTGTCGCTACCGCTTCTGGGGAGTCTAAATCTTTAGGTTTCCACCCATCTACTGCTTTCCTTTGCCCTCCATCAAAATAACGAACCTCGACATCCACAGGAATCCCTGCTTGCTGAGATGCAGCTAGTCTGTGGTTTCCCTCAAGAACGTAAGGAGTGCCATCGTGCATCACGCCGACAACAACAGGAGCATCAAAGGAACCTTTTTCGGTAAGTTCTTTTGCTAACTTATCTACGTTCTCTTGGTTGAGGCCAACAACTTCTTCTCCATTAGCTCCTTTAAGTCCCTTTGTCTTATCTAGTGGTAATTTAACTGGAGTATCAAATCCTCCTGTTTGGGAACCCGACCTAGGCACACCATATTGGTTTGTTCCGCGCTCTATGGCATCTTCTATTTTACCTTCTAACCAATCCTCAGACGGAATGTCTTCAGTAAATTTATTAGGAGCTGGGGTAGCCTCTGGTGTCGCTACCGCTTCTGGGGTTTCTTTAGGTGTCGCTGGGGCTTCCTTGGGTGCTGGTTGCTCTTTAGCAATCACTCGTTGACCCTCAGCAACTACCTCGGCGATCTCTTCCTTTGAGAGCTTCTCAAGGGCTTCCTTCTGGGTCATATTCTTGAGCTTAGCTGTGAGTGGGTCTAGGACTACCTTCTTGGCTCCTCCAGCAGACAACAGAGCAAGAGCTCCTGTAGCAAATTCTACGGCTAGAGAACCAGTAGCACCAAACTCATTCTCTTCTGAGTATTGACGACCATAAGCAGCACCCGCAGATACGGCGGCTTCACCAGCTACAACAGTACCTAGCTGAGTCTTGAGGGCTACATCAGCTTCCTTAGCGATCCCAGCAATAACACCAGAACCAGTCTTGGCCTTCTGAACAACACCAGCACCACCAGCAAGGAAAGCAGCGGCTTCACCGAAAGTGTTACCAGCATATCCAGCGTAGGAGTCAGCTTCCCGATCAGAACCAATGTCTAGGGGATTAAGGGTAGCCTTGAGTTGTGCTGATCCACCTACAACGGTCTCTGGGTCTATGAAGTCCTTACCGAACACAGCATTACTAGCCTTGTTCATCGCCCACGTCATAACATCTACAGGAGCACCAGCAGCGCTTATGATTGTGTTATTGAACTGCTCAGCAAACTCTACAGGGTTGCCAATACGCATCCCTTCTTCTTCTTCAATCTCCTCACGAACATTACGAGCAACAAAGATTGCTTCTTCAGGTGTCTCTGGTTCGACTGTAGGTGTCTCTAAGGTCTCACCTTTAGGCTGTAATACAACGTCCTCTTCAGGTGTTTCTGGAGCGGCTTCTAGGTTATCAAATAGTCCCATATAATTTATCTGTTAGAGAGGTTTCTAAGCGTCTCTTGTGCTTCCTCTAGTTTGTAATAATCCTCTACGCTGTCAAAGCCATAACCTTCCCACAGCTTGATGGCTTGCTTCTGTTCTGGTGTGCGTTCGTCTTCTGATACGCTGAGTCCTCGTAGGGCTGGGATCATGCTACGGATAACATTATCACCTAGCAGTACATCACTGAATCCCATATCGGCATCACTCAGCATCTCTAGGTCGATAGAGTCCACTGTAGGGAACCCGTAGTCCAATAGGCTTGCTTGGAGTAGTCGTCTCTTTTCGCTTTTACTAAGACCACGCTTTGTTGTTTCAAGTGCTTTCAAAGTTGCACGATCACTGGATAATTCAGTAGCAGTAACACCTTCACCAGAGAAGGATTTAAGGTCACGAACACTACGATTGTCTCCACCTTCTTCTCGTGCTTCTTGCTCCTTAGATGTTGGTAGGTTGACTTCTAGGAGGCTCTCGGTGTTTCCACGGAGATCAGCACGACGTTTGTATTGTCCTTTAAGCTCATCAGCTTTGTCAGAGAGTAGTCCCTCATATACAGCAATGTCACCTTTAGCTTGGCGATATAGGCTCGGTGCTACAGCATCTAAGTCTGATTGAAGAGCTACAGCATACTCACCAGCATAGGCCCCAAAGCGACTGTCCTTATTACGAATAAACTTCTGAGCTTCACGAATAATAGAACCCTTCTGACTAGGAACAGTTGCCCACTCATAGTCCACGTTAATACGCCTCATCATTTCGATGTAGTCAGGATCTTGTACGTTCACCTTACGACCATTTACGGACACAGGGAGATATGTACGAGCTGTGTTTGGGTTACGATCCATAACAGCTCTAATGTCTGCTTCAAGTGTACCCATGTCTTCTGGAGAGAACGTACCAATAGTAGAGGCGTTACCACCGAAGTATTCTTTCTTAGCTCGATTGATCTCTCCTAGTTGGTCGTTAAGTAGATCACGAACAACCTCGTTCTCGGAGTTACGTGCTAGGTCACGATAGGCGTCCATCATGGCATCAATACCACCAGCAGAAGCAGCTTCAGCGAACGCTTGAGCATCCTCATCGGAAACACCAGCACGCTTAGCCATACGTAGAGCAGATGCTTGTCGGTCTTCTACAGAAACATCAGGGTCAGCTACGTCTTGCATCAAGGCGTCTACAGAACGCCCTAAGCCCTTAGAGTTGTCCGAGAAGGAAACCTCATTCTTTTCTCTGGCTGCTCTGATTGACCTACGAACCGAGGAAATCTCTTTCTTACCTTCAGCGGAACCAAAGAGCTTAGCGTTACCATGTAAATTGTAAGTTGCAGCTTCATTTAACAAAGCGTTAGCTTGGGAAAGTTTGCCTTGCTCCATTAATACAGCAGCGTCAGCAGTAACAATACCACGGAGCTTAGCGGCTTTCTCAGAGGGCTTCAGGTCAAGAGCCCAAGCGTTAATCTCAGCTTGAGCGTGCTTAAGACCAGCGGTAGCACCCTTCTTCTTAATGATGTCAGAGGTGTCAGCAGAGAGTTGCATAAAGGCTTGGTCTTTCTTGTTGTCTACCCAAGCACCTGTAGCTTCATCTCGTAGGTTATCTACAAAGGAACCTGTGAGTGCATGGATAGCTTGCTCGCGATTAGCATTACCACCAAACTCATCCATCAACTCATTAACAAACGCTTGGCGTTCCCCTTCCATTGTTGCAATAAATTCTTCAGGTGTTTGCTTAAGTGCTTCATCGGTACGAGAGAGGCTCATTATGCGTTCTTTGATTGCCTCCTCATTCATTACGAAGTGACGTTTCATTAGACCATGCTGATATGCTTTATCATACCCAAGGATGCCTTTAGCTTCCTTGTCATCCAGAGCGCCCTCTACGTCCATAGTAGTGGATGCGGCTTCAGCTCCGAGTGTCTTAGCGATGTTAGAGGCTTGCCCTAGGACTTGTGGGGTGCGTCGTAATGCTTGTGCTAGTTGTAACGCTGAGTTGGTCTTTGGCGTAGGTGCAACCGCTACGTTATACTGTCCCGCACGTTGTACGGTTGGTGATAACGCTGGTGTTCCTAGGTCTAGTTGTACTTGTTTACGCATTATTATTTAAGAGTTGAATAAGTGGACATCCCTGTTTGAGCACCGCTAATAGTAGCACCAAGGTAATCAGGCTTTTCGATAGGCTTGTTGATACGAAGCATGTTGTTAGTGAAACCAAGCCCAGCATCACCTAGCTGTAGTGTACGATTAACGTCACTCATCTGAAGCTGTTGTTGTGTAGCAAAGTTGTAGTTAGCCTCTTCTCGTGTCAGATCGTTGATAAGAGCATCAACACTAAGTCCTGCTACTCCTGCCTCACCAGCACTGACTCGTGCCGTTGCTCGTGCTTCACGGGCTTTCCTAGCGGACTCATTGACCCTCTGTGCTGCTGCAACTTCCTCTTGTCCTTGCTGGACACGCATAGAGGACACTTCTCGGAGATATCGTTCACGTTCTGCTGCCGAAGCGTTCTTTTGGACTTTCGCTTGGGTTTTTGCTTGTTGCTGTTGTCCGTAGACCTGCGTACCTGCTGAGGCTACAGCCATGCCAATTCCGATTGATACTGGATCACACATATTATTTAGAGGGTATTATAAATTCAAAGAAGGGTTGATTACTAAAGGTAAGTTTACGAATGAAGATTGCTCCACAGAATTTGAGCCACTTTAGGGCTACGTGGTTGTCCTCATGGACGAAGTTAAAGGTTGCGCCATAAGGCTTGGTTAGTCGTTGAGTCCACTCACGGGACGCTTTAAGGAAGTCATAGGAGTTATCAGAGACACTCTCTGTACCTAAACACCAAATATATGCTTGGTTCTCTATCTGTCCAACACCAAACATTGCAAAGGGAACCCCTTCAGCATCTAGGGCTGTCAGGGTAACGTCATCACTCTCTAAGCCACTCAAGAGCGCCTGACGGGGTTCGTGACCCATACAGGCTATCTCTATCTGGTCTTCTTTACGCATATACGGATAGATGCGCTCTACGTGGTCGTGGGTAGCAACAACTACCTTACAAGACCCATGGGTACTTAGTATTTTATCCATATCGGTTAGAGCGGGAGTGAACAAAGGATTCAAACTCGGCGCTCTGGAATGTACTCGGAAGAGCACTCTCGTTTTCAATGGTGATAGTTGTATCCTGTGGTTTGGTGAACACGGGGAAGCGATAGAAGCCACTGTCGAGGCTAAGGGAACCAAGAGTAGAAGAACCGATCACATTAGGAGTAAAGACGTTCTCATAGGTATCTCGGAACTTAGGGGTGATTTTAACTTTGAAGTAAGCTGAGTTTTCGTAGTATATCGAACCATTACGGATCATCATCTTGGCTGCATTACTAGGACTCTTACCGTTGCCTGCTTTAGCTTTGAATAGCTGCTCAGAGAACGTATACTTCATCGTGTAAGGGATCCCTACCCAGACGTCTGTATCGGAAGTTACAGGGTTGCTTAGAGTGACTGTAGAGCCGCTATTGGTGCAATTAAGGTATAATCCATCAGTCGTGTAGACTTCCACTGAGTTGTCCTCTGGGGTGTAGTCACTCCCAAGGTCTATGCTAGTTGAACCGCTTGTAACGGTCTTATATACCCGTGTATCCAGATGGGTTATGAAGTTAGTACCATCTGCTTCTCCAGACTCCAGAGGCATCTTAACGAGGTTAGTTTCTCCGTTGTGTGTAATAATTAAGAATAGAACTGAATCAATAAACTCAATACCTCGTATCTCACCAGTGAAGGTAAACTTAGACCATGCACTCAGAACTTTCTGATTGTTGTTCCAGAAGTAATTGTAGATATATAAGGAGCCTTTCTCGTTGGCACTAAGGAGAGCTATAATATCCTCCGATGTAGTACCTGCCATTGAAATAATGTTACTAGGAATGTAAGCAGGAACGTGCTCAGTTACTTCTACTGCATCATAAGTCTCTGTATTGGCACTTAGAGCTAACTCACGAAGTCCTGTGTAGGAACCACGAGTGAATGGGAAGTAGACATAGGAACCTAGTGGTATAGGAGCTACCGAGTCATCCAAACTAAAGTTAGTTGTAGGAGACACTGAGACAGTCTTAGGTGTGAACAAGTCGCCTCCCTTCATCACAAACTGCACGTTGTCCGCAAACAACATCAAGTTCTCTTGGAAGATAGTAGCAGACTTCAGATTGGTGACTTTGGTGCTACTTACGGTAATGTCGATTGGAGCGGAGTCGAGTAGGGAAGATACCGTGGTTCTGTAGAAGTTGAAGAACTCCCCAGCTTCGGAGAACACTACGCTGTCGTCGGTGATGAATCCTAAGCGATTTTTGAAGAATACAACGTCGTTAATTGTTTTACCAACAAACGATGGATTTGGATTCGTCTCTTCATCTCCTGCTGCACGTTTTGTATAGTCTAAAGCTACAACCTCAAGCGTATTAAGGTTAGTGCTTCGGATAGTTAAAGGCATGGAGTCTGCAGTAAAGCCCTCAGAGATATTTGGAGCTACCGTTTCCTCCCAAGCGCCTTCACCAAAGGCTGAGCCACTATTAGTTGTGAACTTTACCCAATAGTTATCTTGGTTTAAATCAGCATCCCCCACGACTTCTACTACGAAGTTATTTGGAGCTTTTGTTGGAAGGTCTGAGAGGGCATCTATACGTTTATATACTGCTTTAATACCTGCACCGCCTAATCCGTCTGCTGTTTCTAAGGTGAAATCACCGCTTGCTCCAGTGTGCTGGATGATAATGGTATTTCCTTCTTTGCTAGCTGTCATTGACGAGCCATTAAAAGGTGGGTTAGTGGAAATAGGGACAGTGCCAAAGTTAGCGCTAGCGTAAGAGTCATCAAACAACGAAGAAGCAATGTTTGTTGTGTCGGCATCAGCCGATACGGTATTTCTGTTGCCTATTGTGGAGAAAACGTAATCTGTTCCAGTAACAGTGTCCCCTTGGACGGTTGCTGTGATTGAGGCGTTGTAGTTACCTGAAAAACTACCACCAGTAGAATCAGCATCGTGTTGACCAAACGAGCCTGCATTGACTACTGTTGCTGAGCTTACTTGACCGTTAGAAAAGGTAACATCTATCTGAGGATTAGCATAAATCTCTGCCCATGAGTAATTTCCAGTCGTTTGTCCTATAGTGCCCCAATTAAAAGTTAAGTCTAACGTAGTGGGAGAGCCTGCGGGATAACCGCTTCCCGCATTTATGACAGTAACCCCAGAGATGCGGAATCTTTCCCAGCCACTATGAGAATAATAGCTTTCTACGTCCACTTGAAAAGTAGCAGTAGAGCTTGATGTTGCTGCGCTGATATTTCCACCAACAGTAACCTCATAATTCTTCTCATAGTCTCCTTGTGCAATATAAACAAATCCCTTCTTAGCGAGGGGTGCTGTTTTGGTTTGTGATATACTAGCAATGACTTCTTTATTAACAATGAAAGTATTATCGGCTACCGTGAGAGCTTTGAGGCTTTCTCTAGGAGTGCTTGTTTGAAGATAGGTTGGAGGAGTAAGAGGAGACGTACTTCCATTCATTGAACATTTAACACCCGACACAATGTTCCAAGCTTCCATTCCCGAACCAGTGTGGATAACTACATACTTCTCGTTATCATCACGATTGATAAAGTGAACAAAGCTGTTCTCATCAATAGCCGTCTGTAACAACCTAGCAACGTGCCGAGTATTAGGGCGCTTCTTCAGTCCATCTGCAACAGAGCTAAGAGCGTTTTCTTGCTCCTCACATTGACCATCAAAACGAGTGGCATCAGGTTGTTGAGAGACACCTTGGATAAGGTTAGGAACACTAGTATTAATTAAGGGCATTTAGATAAGGTCGTAGTTACGGTTAATACCAATTCTGGAGGCTACGTCGTAGCTGTCAAATATAGTCCGATCAGAGCTACCGCTATCAAAGTCCATAAGAGCCGCATAAGCCTTGTATTCATCACGAGCGATAAGTGCTTCTAGCTCACGAGAACCAATGATGCGCCCTTGGAACACACGAGAGGCACGCAGTACAATATAGCGACGAGCTGGTTCTGGTAGAGAGTCCCAATCTAGGAGACGAGTTTGGTTCACTTTGAGATCCTTGGTGAACACTGAGGTGTTATTAGAGCGATCAAAGAGACTTAAACCACGCTGTACGACATCTATTGAAGTGTCGATAGGGTCTAGCTCAAGGATGTCCTCCGAGAGAGTTATAGTGCCATCCCCAGCAGGGCTCAGGGAGACGTTTACTTCTGTGTTGAATTGCCAACCCTCTGACTGAACAGCACGGCTTACCTCATCAAGAGCAGAGATAGCTGTAGCAGCGGAAACAGGGAGTGCGTTGGTGTTACTGATACTATTGACTGGTGTC